TCAATTTTTATGGTCTTTTTCGATCTTTTCAAGCTCCAAAACGACAGAATCGGGGGCTTTGTTTTTAACCTCGCTCTGCCGGTTCAAATCGGTTGCGATCGCCTCCATTTTGTTTGGGTACAGATGGGAATAGGTGGACATGGCAACCTCTACCGTATCACCCAAGCGCTCCGCCACGGCGACAATGCTATAACCGAGCTCGACCAGCAGAGCGGCATGTGAATGCCGGAGATCATGGACGCGGATACGCTTCACGCCTGCCGCCTTGGCCGCTTCGGTGAGTGCGCGTCCCAGCGTCCCCTTTTGGAAATAAAATATCCGGTCATTCTCCTGAATATCATACAGGGCATCAATGTACCGATGGATTTCATCGTATAGAAAATCAGGCATCGAAGTATCGCGGTAACTGTTTTCGGTTTTGGGAGGACCGTTTGTATCCTCGCCTTTACGCCGGTGATGAGTCTTTTCAACACGGGCTACTTTCGACGGAAGGATATCGGCGGGCTGCAAGGCGAGGCACTCTCCCTCCCGGAAACCGAGCCAGTACATGATCTGAAAGGCGACCCGAAAGCTCCAGTTTGACACCTGCGCCATTGTCAAATTGAACTCATCCAGCGTCCAGAACTTCATCTTCCCTGCCTTTTTCTTTCCCATGAAGCCAGCTAGCCGGCATGGATTTTGCTTCAAGCCATAGTACATCACTGCATAATTAAAGATCGCCGAGAGGCGGCTGTTGATGGTGCGAATATAGGTATCGGAGTACTTTTTGCTGGTGCGCAGGTTGATAGCGGACATGACCTCATTCTGCCATGTGCGGATTGTCACAGCGTCAATTTCGTTGACCTGAAGCTCGCCGAAGCAAGGGAGTAACCACTTGTCTATGATGGAGTTCTGCGTTTCGCGTGTCCCCTCACGAACACGATGCTCCGCGTCTGTGCGGTAGAGCTCGGCCAAGGATGTAAAAGACATATCACAGCTACGGCTATTTTTGAGCAGGAACTCACGCTCGAACGCCTGCGCACCCCCTTTTTTATCGAAGCCCTCCTTTTTCTTTTTTCGTTTCTTTCCAGTCCAGTCAGTATACCAGAAGGCCGCATACCATTTTGTGGCGCCGCTTTTAGTTTTATATTTATACGCAGGCAAAAACGCACCTCCCCCTCATATGCCAGTTATTTAGACAGTTCGCGCAAGAATTCATGATTTGCGGGAGAAAGAGCCTGTGTCGCAATAATCCCCTGAATAAAGCGCTCCATACGGGCCTCGCGCCCGCGCTCGGTTTTTAGAGATTGGACTTCGTGCCATTCGCGGTCGTAGGCCCGCTTTATCGCGGCATTAAAAATCTGATCCTGATGGTTTTTGATATTGGCCATTTGTGCTTTCAAAGAGGCTCCGTTTCCTACCGAGAGACCAGCGGTCTTTAACTCATAAGGTGAAGCGTCTGTCAGTTTTTGCAGGAAATAGAGAGCTGCAAAATAGCCATTGACTGCCGAACTGAAGATTACTGAATCATTGGCGAGTGATGCATATGATAAAAATGTTTCATAATCGCGACGGAGCTGAGGCTTAGGCTTTTCCTCATATAGCAATGCACAGCGGCAGTCATCATGCAGTGGCGGCTCCATTACAGAGCGTCCTGCAATCACGAACGGCTCGTTACGTTTTACAGCCTTACCCTCCAACTTGGCGCATAGGGAACAGGAACATCCATCAAGACCGGAAGACCAGACTTTGTAGTAATCGCTCATCACAATTCCACCTCCGATTTCTGTAGCTCTAGAAAATAAAGTACTGGCGCAGCTCGCGCTTTAGGCTTTCTCTTTGAAATCAACAATGTTGTCATTAGATTTACTCTCTTTGACATCCTGAAGCGTTTTCAGCATCTCGATATATTCAATGGCTTTTTCCTTGGCTTCGGGAGAGAGGCTATCAAGCTTTTTAAGCAGTTCGGTATCTTTGGGTGAGAGCACGTCCGCAATCTTTGGCTTTGATTTCGAGGTGCCGGACGGAGGAGATGCGTGTCCCATCTCGTTTGACAGACCCATGATGAAATCAGCCGACACATCATAAAGCTGAATAAGAGTCTTTACTGTCTCAGGGTCGGGTGTTGTGGCATTGTTCTCGTACCGCGACAGAGATTTATTATTTAATTTTATGGCCTTATAAACGTCCATCTGGGACATGTCTTTTCTCTCCCGAGCCAACCGTAACCGTTCCCCAAAAGTGAGCAATGCAAGCACCTCCACTAACAATTATATCCAAATCGCATTATTTGAGAACAAATATCTCAATAAAGTAGAAAAACATATTGATTTCTCAGTAAGCGAGCATTATAATAAGCTTACAGTATCTCAAATTTTGAGAAAAAACGAAAGGAGGATATGCCAATGAAGCCAGTTTACCAACGGCTCCGCGAGTACCGAGAGAGCAAGGGCATAACGCAAATACACATCGCCAAGAAGACCGGAAAGCCGACCCAGAGAATAAGCGCATTGGAAACCGGCGGAATCCGGTTGACAGCCGACGAGTTCGTGGAGCTTTGCGTAAACGGATACGAGGTCAGTCCGGCAATTTTTTTTGCGAATGAGTTCTCAAAAAACGAGAATTTATAGCCGTGTAACCCCCTATGCCGAGGAGCTCTGCATCCACTTCCATTATATTCCTAGGAGGTGAAAGAGATAAATGCCGAAGCAAGTAACCACCGCCGCCGGTAACAGATATTGCCAGGCACGGTTAAAGGCAGCAAAATACAACTCCGAGCTATCAACCAGAGCAACGGCTGTAAAACACCTTCCCGGTGTGACAGAGGATAGTCTCAAAAAGTATGAACTGGACATCAACAGACCACCGAATATTGTAGTTGCTTTGATGGCGGATGCTTATGCCTGCCCAGAACTCCGAGTGTGGTACTGTGCTAATGAATGTCCGCTCGGCAAAGACATGCAGGAAATACCGAACATGCCATCAGAACGAGCTTTTATAAGGCTCAGGAATTCCATCAGGGAAATGGATAAGGAAATGCAAACCTTAAGTGAAATAATGGACGATGGCCTGATTTCGGATAACGAGATGCTACTTATCCCAAAGCTTAAAAACCAGTTCATCAAGACCCGGCAGCGAATGGACGAGAACCTAGCTGTTTTAGAAAAGGCAGAGAAGCTAGGACATTTTGAATGAGAGAAGGTGAGAGGATGAAGGCGTCTGATACGTGGAACATAGAGGTAGAGGGAGCGAGGATGAGCAAGACAGTAGCTAAAACAGAACAGTCAAGATTTCTCCGAGTTGAAGATATGGCGGAAATGCTCCAATGTTCTGAAAGCCATGCCTACAAGGTTATGCGCGAACTAAATAACGAACTGAAGAAAAAGGGGAAGATTGTCGTTGCCGGCAGAATATCCCGCCGCTACGTTGAGGAGCGCCTTTATTGAGGGGCTAAGGCGAGCACCGCGACTGCAGGCAGGAACCAAAACAAACAAAAAGAGAGGAGGAAGAAGAGTGCAAGAAAACAGCGTAAAGACGAACATCATCAAGCTCCGCTTCTTAAGAAGCGGAGAGCCGGCAGGCAGGGAGTACACCTACTACACCAATACCGAGGCGGCGGTTGGAGACATTGTGGAGCTTGAAGCCAGAGAGGGAATCGCCAAAGGCATCGTGACCCAGGCCAATGTACCGGAGGCGGAAATCGCGCCCTTCAAAGACCGCGCAAAGACCATCATCGGTAAGGCGCCAATCAAGGAGGAGGGCGACCAGCAATGATAGGCAAGACACTAAAAAAGCCCCTCCGATTAGAGAGGAGCATAAGAGCCGGAATTAAGGTAGGAGTTTTCATTTTGACGGCAGCATGCACCGTTACCGTTGCCAAGCTCGGCTGGGAAACCATCCAGAGCAGAACCGGAACAGTCGGCGGCGAGGTGTTGATTTTACCCATGATAATCCTTTTGGTTTACATCGGTTGGACAGCCAGGAAAGAATGGACAAGTCTCGTGGGGGAAAGCGAGGCGAAGAAAAGCTATAACAAAATAGGCCGCCCTATTTGGCGACCCAACCACACAAAAATTATATCCCCTGGATATGCGATTTATCAATCCACCAAAAAATCAGTAAAGAGAGGATGACAAATGAAGCTACTCACACTCAAGCTTGAAAACTTTCAGGGATTGAAAGCGGAAGAGTTTCAGTTCGGCGGAAAGAGCGCCAGCATTTACGGCGACAATGCCACAGGCAAGACAACGATATTCAACGCCATGACTTGGCTCTTGTTCGACAAGGCCAGCACCGGAGCAAAAAACTTCACCCCGAAGACCAAAGGCCCGGATGGAGATCTGCACCACCTAGACCATGCCGCAGAAGCTACACTCAGCCTCGATAATGGCCGCATAGTGGTACTGCGGAAGGTATTCCACGAGAACTACAAAAAGAAGCGCGGCTCCAATGTGGACGAATTCGACGGCCACACAACGGATTACTACATCGACGGAGTACCAAGCAACGAGAAGGAATACCAGGCGACCATGCTCGCCTTCTGCGGTAGCGCCGAGAAGATGAAAATGCTCACCATGCCAAGCTACTTCCCGGAAGAAATGACTTGGGAGACCCGGAGGAAGATACTCCTGGAGATTTGCGGCGATGTTTCTGACAGTGATGTAATCAGCAGTACCCCGGAGCTTAAAGAGCTTCCAACCTACCTTCTTATGCCCGGAACCACCAACCAGCACTACACGGTGGACGAGTACAAGAAGATAGCTGGAGCCAAGAAGGGCGACATTAACAAGCAGCTTCAGGACATCCCCGGCAGAATCGACGAGGCCCAGAGAGCCATGCCGGACATTTCAGGGATAGACCAGAGCGCCATCGACCGCAAAATTAAAGACCTCACCAAGCAGAAAGAGGAGCTGGAGATCGAAAAGGCGCAGGCGTTGAGCGGCAACCTTGCTGCGGCGACCATCAGGAACCAGATAGCCGAGGCGAACACCGAGCTAGCGGAAGCCAGGGCGGCACATGCCATCAAGGCCAGTAGCCTGAACGAAGGCACGTACACGGCAATAAACGCCTTGAAAAAGGAGCAGATCACCGCAAGGAACCGCCTGCAGGACGCAAAAAACGACTTAGAGAGGACGCAGCGACATGTTGAAAGGCTGAACAGCCACCGGGAAAGCCTCCTTAGTGATTACATGGCAATCCTGAAGGAGACATGGGACGAAGGGAACGAAACCTGCCCGACCTGCCACCGGACGCTACCGGAAGAAGAAGTTCAGAGGCTCCGCGAGGCTTTCAACCTGCAGAAGAGCCGGAGACTCGAAAAAATCAACCAGCAGGGCAAGAAGGAAGCCAGCAAGGAGATGATCGAGGAGCAGAACTCTAAGATAAAGGGGCTCAAAGACCAAATCAAGGATAACGAGCGGATTGCCGAGGACTACGATCAGCAGATAGTCGCTCTGCAGAATCGGCTTCAAACACCGGCGCCTTTCGAGGCGACCGCAGAATATGCCCAGATTGCCGCCCGGATTGCCGCATACCGCGACGAAGAGAGCGACACGGACAAGAAGACAGAGGCAATCGCCTCGGGCTTCACGAGCAGAATCCAAGCCTTGTACGACGAAACACGCAAACAGGAGAACATCAAGGCCAACTTCAGGATAGCGGCCGGCCAGCAGGAGCGCATAAACGAACTGAAGGCGAGAGAAAAAGACCTCTCGCGGCAGTACGAAGCGCTGGAGCAAGGAATTTACCTCTGCGAGCTTTTCATCAAGGCAAAAGTCAATCTCCTTACAGAGCGCATTAACAGCAAGTTCCAGAGCGTCCGGTTCCGGCTTTTTATTGAGCAGCAGAACGGCGGGATCAAAGAAGACTGCGAAGTCATGATACCGACCGAAGGCGGTCGAATGGTACCCTTCACCTTTGCCAATAACGCCGCGAGGATTAACGCGGGGTTGGAGATTATCGACACTCTCTCCCACCACTGGAACCTGACAATGCCGGTTTTTGTTGACAACGCGGAGAGCGTGACCAGGCTCATACAAATGGACACCCAGGTAATACGTCTGGTGGTTTCCGGGCAGGACAAAGCCCTGCGGCTGGAGGTGGCATAAAAAAATGATAGGAGGCAAAGCAATGGAAAACGAGCTCATCTACGACAATGCTGGAAGACCCAGCATAATGGTGCCGGTTCCGAAATTCAACCTTTCAGAGGTGATTGCCGGAGCACCGGACACTCCGCACCCCGCCTTCATGGTGGGCGGCAAGGAGATAAACGAAGTCTGGATTTCCAAATACCAGAACATCGTCATTGACGGCAGGGCATATAGCGCCCAACTTCAGGAGCCGAAGGACACAATCAGCTTTGACGAGGCGGTCACCGCCTGCGAGGCCAAAGGCCCGGGCTGGCACCTGATGACCAACGCCGAATGGGCGGCATTAGCCCTCTGGGCGAAAAAGAACGGCACCCTGCCCCACGGCAACAACAACAGAGGCAGGGACTACGCGCACCCGGAGGAGCAGGGTATCACATACGACGGGTACCGGACGCTCACGGGCAGCGGCCCCGCAACATGGACGCATGACCACACCCCAGACGGAATTCACGACCTTAACGGAAACCTGTTCGAATGGGTGGGCGGAGTGCGCTGGGTAGACGGTGAACTCCAGATAATCCCCGACAACAACGCGGCGGCAGGAGCCGACCAGAGCAAAGACAGCGCAGCATGGGAGCCGGTCAGAATCGGCGACAAGACCATCAAGTACAAGGTCAGCACCGGCAGGATTGTCCTCACGACCAAGAAGCCCAGATGCGGCTGGGACGGCTGCTATTTCAGAGACCTGCAAGCGGATGGGCTGGAGGTTCCCGACCTTTTGAAAGCCCTGGCGCTTTACCAGGCGGACGACGAGAAGGTGGACGGTTACTTCTGGGTGGATACCGAAGGTGAACGCCTCGGTTTCCGCGGCGGCAATTGGGACGGCGGCGTCGATGCGGGTGTGTTTTCCTTGGCTGGCGTCTTTCGGTCGAATGTGCTCGCGCACTTCGGCTTCCGCTCCGCTTTCATTCCGGGTATCTGATATCTGGAATCCTGATAATCTGGAAAATGCTCGGCAGAAGGAACGTGCAAACGGTTCAACAAATCAGGGTGCTTTTCAGGCACCCTGATGGAAAAATACAAGTCCCAAATCAAACAAATTTAAGGAGGAAGAGACCATGGCAACAAATACACAGAAACAGGCGGCAACCCAAAACGATGCGGCCCTGCAGCCTGCAGAAAACCAGACCCTCGCAATGAGCGAGCGTTTCACCAACCAGGTGCTCCGAGAGTTCGGCAGCAACGTCGCCGGAGCGCTCCAGGTCACCGACTACCAGCGCCAGCTTATCCAGGGATACTTCATCAGCATTGACCGCGCTCTGAAGATGGCAGAGGAAGCGCGAATCCGCAAGAACGAGAACAACAAAGACCACAAATACGATAACCCCCTGCCGGTCGTCTGGGCGAACGTCAACCTCAACGACTTAGCCCTCGACGTAGTTCACTACGCGAGGATGGGGCTCGACATGATGCAGGACAACCACCTCTCGCCCATCCCTTACAAAAATAACAAGACCAACAAGTACGACATCACCCTGATGCCCGGATACAACGGCATCAAGTACATCGCTGAGAAGTACGCGGTCGAGCAGCCACTGGCGGTTACCATCGAGCTGGTCTACTCGACGGATACATTCCGCCCCATCAAAAAGAGCAAGGACAACAAGGTCGAAGGGTACGATTTCGAGATTAACAACGCCTTTGACAGAGGGGCGGTCGTCGGGGGCTTCGGATACATCGAGTACACAGACCCGGTTAAGAACAAGCTTATCATCATGACGATCAAGGAGATCGAGAAGCGCAAGCCAAAATATGCGGCTGCGGAGTTCTGGGGCGGCAAGGTTAAGGTTTGGGAGAACGGAAAACAGGTGGAGCAGGAATCAGAAGGCTGGTTTGAAGAGATGTGCCTCAAAACATTAAAGCGCGAGACTTACAGTGCAAAGCACATACCCCGCGACCCGAAAAAAATCGACGACAACTACCAATACATGCGCATGAGAGAGGCTCGCTATGCGGAGATGGAGGCTCAGGCGGAAATCGAGGTCAACGCCAACGCAATCATCATTGACACAACGCCGCAGCCGCAAAGAAAGCTACCACTACCGCCACCCAATGTAGATGCCGAAACCGGCGAGGTTATTGCTTCAGGGAAACCTGCCGAAGCGGCTCCGGCAGCGACAACCCCAGCTGGGCCGAGCTTCTGATGCAGATAACGGTACTCGCGTCCGGCAGCAAAGGAAATGCCTATCATATAAGCGACGGCAAGACCAGCCTGCTGCTGGACGCGGGAATCCCGCTTAAGGCGATACAGGTCGGGTGCCAGTTTAAGGTGACGCAAATAAGGGGCTGCTTTGTGTCACATGCGCACAATGACCACAGTAAAGCCGCCAAAGAGCTTGCAAGGCTTGGGGTGGACATTTATACCTCACAGGGCACAATCGCCGCCTGTAAGCTCACAGGGCACCGGATACACGCCGTAAAGGCGCTGGAGGAGATAACGGTCGGAACATTTCAAATCCTGCCGTTCGACGTCGAGCATGACGTGCCGGAGCCGCTCGGATTCCTTTTCACCTCCACGGAGACGGGAGAAAAGCTCTTATATTTCACGGATACCTATTACATCAAGTACCGCTTTCAGGGGCTGACCCACATCATGGGAGAGTGCAACTACGACAAGGACAGCCTGCAGAGGAGCGTGGACGCAGGGTACATACCGCTTGAACTGGTGCCGCGATTGATGAAGAGCCACATGAGCTTGGAGCATTTTCTGGACTTGCTCCGGGCAAATGACCTTCGAAAAGTGAGGCAAATATACCTCTTGCATTTGAGCGACAACAACAGCGACGAGAACCGTTACAAAGAAGAGGTGCAGAAACTCACCGGGGCGGAAGTGTACGTCTGCTGAAAGGCGATACGAGGGGGGGTGAGTAACATAAGATGGCACGAACGCGGAGCATTAAGCCTGGATTTTTTGACAACGACATCATCGGCGACCTTCCACCATTGACCCGACTTTTATTCATAGGGTTATGGTGCATAGCGGACAGGGAAGGGCGCCTGCAGGACAGGCCAAGAAGGATAAAAAAGGCGTTATTGGGATATGACGACGTGGATGCCGACGGCGCAGATAAAATGCTTCAGGCATTGCACGACGCTGGGTTCATATACAGATACACAACAGATGGAGAGCAATACATCCAGGTGGTGAATTTTAGCAAGCATCAAAATCCACACATCAAGGAAAAGGCGAGCGAAATCCCCTCACCGGGCGAGAGCCTAACGGTTGAAATGGCCGACGGAGCAGGTAGCGGGAAGCCTGTGCACCACTCCGCGACCTCGGATGACACAGGGGACGAGCAAAACACCATACATGCACCATACATGCACCAGGCAAACACAGAACAAGCCGCGCCTATTACTGGAACCCTATTACCTTCTACTGGTACCCTTTCACCCACTACGGGTAACCCGCAAAGCGAGGAGGCTGGTGGGCCAGGGGTGAAGCCACCGGAGCCAAAGAAGCCAATCCTGGAGAGACGGTTTGATGAGTTCTGGAAGGCTTACCCGAAGAAGGTCGGGAAAAAAGCGGCGGAATCGTCCTGGAAGAAGATAAAGCCGGATGCGGAGCTTTACGACCGGATTATGACAGCCATCGGGAGGGCACGAGTCACCGAACAATGGCAGCGTGAAGGAGGACGGTATATACCAAACCCGGCAACTTGGCTCAACCAGGGGCGCTGGGAAGATGAATACGGGGAGGTTGAAATAAATGGCACTGCAAAGCATGGCAGAGGTTTTGAGCGGAATGTCACCGATGAGCGACCACCCGAGAATGCCGGAGAGCCGAAGCTCAATGGCTTTAAGCGAGCGTGGTACGAAAGCGACAATGAGGAGTGAGGAGCCGAAGGAGCGCAGTGGGTTTGGAAATATCACAAGCGACGACCCACAGGCGGCGGCATTCAACCCGCCTGAGCCGGTATCTTGCGAATACTGCGGCGCCATGAGATACACCAGAGGAATCCACCTCGGAAGCAGGATTATGTGGGCACCATACGGCCCAGAACACTGCACCTGCCCAGTAGGCGAAGCGGCATACCAAGCCGAGAAGGCAGAGCAAGAGCGACTGGAATGTGAGCGCAAACAGGCAGAGGAAGACCATAAAATGCGCAACCGTATCCGCAAAATCATCGGCGAGAGTGGCATGCGCGACCGGTTCCTGAGCCGCACTTTTGAGAGCTTCGAGGTCATGAATGACAACAAGAGGGCTTTCAAGGCTGTCAGGGCATACGCTGACAACTTCGCCGCCATGACCCCGCAAAAAGGAAACCCGGCACCTGGACGCAATGGAATATTTATATCCGGAGGCGTAGGCACCGGAAAGACGCACCTCGCGGCGGCAATCGCAAACCAACTCATGCACCAAGGAACACCGGTAATTTGCATGACCATGATTGACCTCTTGGAGCGGATAAAGAGGACATACGCCAGCGCAAAAGACGACGAAGTCAGCGTCCTGACACTTTACAAGAGCGTTCCCCTGCTGATCATCGACGACATGGGGAAAGAACCGCCGACAGAGTGGGCGGTTTCAACTATTTACAATATTATCAACAGCCGATACGAGGCATACCTGCCAATCGTCGTGACGACTAACTACGACGACGCGGTGCTGATAAACCGGATGACCCCAACAACGACAAAGGACCCAATGACAGCGGAGGCCACGGTCGACAGGCTCCGGGAGATGTGCGTAGGCATTCCAATGACCGGCCCGAGCTGGAGGTCGAGATGAGGCATGTGGGAGATATTAGCCAACTGAAAGGATATGAGCTCGAACCGGTGGATGTTATAACGGGCGGAAGCCCGTGCCAGGACTTAAGCGTCGCTGGGAAAAGAGCCGGAATGAAGCAAACCTGCGATCAGTGCGGGAAGGAATTCGACATAAAAAAAGACATCGACACCTGCCCGGACTGCGGAGCTAAAGTTACAAAAACGAGGTCTGGGCTGTTCATTGAGCAGGTCAGAATCATAAAGGAGATGAGGAAAGCGGATGAGGCAAGAGGCAGAACAGATGTCGCTATTCGACCAAGGTATATGGTTTGGGAAAATGTACCCGGAGCCTTCTCCAGCAACGGAGGTGAAGACTTTCGCGCCGTCCTCAAAGAAACGATCAGGATCGTCGAGCCGGAGGCTCCCGATATTCATGTGCCTGAGGGGGGGTGGCCGACAAGCGGGTGCTTCCAAGGCGTGGACGGAAGATGGTCGGTCGCTTGGAGAGTTCTCGATGCACAGTTTTGGGGAGTCCCCCAACGCCGCCGTAGAATCGCGCTTGTCGCAGATTTTGGAGGAAAATCCGCACCCGAAATACTTTTTGTCCGCGACGGCATGTCTTGGGATTCTTCGGAGAGCGGAACGGCGAGGAAAGGGGCTGCCGGAAGCTTTAAAAACAGCGTTAATCCGGCAGTCGCAAGGAGCTTGACAGCAAGAAACGACGGGAGTCCATGCATTGACCGAGGGCCAGAAATCATTATGCAGGCGGCTGGATTTGGTGAAACAGGTCAAGTTCTGGCCATCGCGTTTCATTTGCTCCAAGACCCGATAAGCGAAAGTGAAAAAACACCATGTATGTCAAGAGGAAACCCGAGAAACGGCCAGGCATCAATAGACGTAGCGATATATGATGCGCGAGGAAACGGAGATGGATTTATTGCCCCCACTTTAACGGGAGAGCATCAGAACAGGATAACGGATTATACGGCGATAGCGCTTGATAAGGCTTCGTACAACGCAGGGGCAAACACGAACAGAGATATGGGAATAGATGCGGAAACCGATACAGCGTTTACGATCACAGGAAGGCACCCGGGAGCAGCGATGATGGTTATGGCTCACGGACAGGCCAATGCAGAGATAACAGAGGATCTGTGTTCAACCATTAATTGCAACCACGAGCAGCCAATTGTATTGGGGATAGGCTGTCGAAATCTTAACGAATGGTCGCTGAACTACTCCAATACGGTCAGAAACCAATACAGAGTGCGTCGTCTTACTCCACTCGAATGTGAGCGCCTGCAAGGTTTTCCTGACAAATGGACGGACGTACCGGGAATCAAGAACCCGACCGCAGAGGAAATGGCCTTCTGGCTGGACGCTTTCAGGAGATACGACGAGATTATGCGCCCGCTGAAGCACGGCGAGGTCAAAGGAAGAAGCGAAGCGACCATCATCCGGTGGATGAAGAACCCGACATCCGACACCGCCAGATACAAGGCGCTGGGAAATTCGATAGCGCTCCCACCGTGGAAATGGATATTGAAGCGCATAGCGGCATTTTACGAGAGGGACGCAACGCTCGGCTCGCTGTTTGACGGCATAGGAGGTTTCCCGCTGATTTGGGAGCAGATAAATGGGCGAGGCACCGCCCGATGGGCGAGCGAAATAGAACCCTTCTGTATCGCAGTAACCCAATACAGATTTTGTGAGGAGGACTGAAATGGGCGATAAGCTGACACAAGCGCAGCAGGAGCCTGTAGATGCGGCAGACCTAGTAAAGCGATTTATTAAATACCTTGAAGGTCGCACCGGAAGCGGCAACCGCATTGGATGCGGTACAATCCTGCAGCTGAACCGAGAGCTGGAGAAGGCGATTAAAAACGGGCTGTTTTGCGGGGAGGTGGGTCGATGAAGGGATATAGGAAAAGCCAGAGCCATGCCAATCAAGGACAACAGTTAGAGGTTCTATTAAAATTTGTCCACGCTAGATACCAAGCAGCAGGAACAGCCTGCGTCCATAAAATACCGACAGAATTTATTCCGCTGAGAGACGGGACAGGCAAAGTCAGTAGCGTCAAGGTAGAGCACAAGAGCTGCGTAGACTTCCTCGGGAGATACAAAAACGCCCCGGTAGCGGTTGAAGCAAAATACACGGAGAACGACAGAATGCTATTCTCCCGAGTGGAACCGCATCAAGCAGAGTTCTTGAACGACTTTTGCAGAGACCCAGAAGCGGTCGGCATCATTCTGGTGAGCTTCAAGTTACAGCGTTTCTTTGCAGTACCGTGGCAGTTTTGGAAAGAGGCCCGGGACGCTTGGCAAGCAGGAAGCGGCAATGTACCTATATCGGTCAAAGCATATGGATGGTTTTGGGACACACCGGGCATGGCAAGCGCCAGCGCAGCACAGCTCCACCCGGAGTGGGAGGTCAAGGCCGGAGGAACCAGCGGCCTCCCTTATCTTGATATCATAGAACGCATGAGCATAGAAAGGAGAAGATCATGAGTACAGACAGAGAAGTGAACTGCTTCGATATTGAAAAGTCGATGAGGCAGGCGCGTATTCCCCTGATTTGCGTTTATGAACATCCGACAGACTACCCGGATAAATTCATCGCAAGATTATGGGACTGCAACGTACCAACACACATCATGGCAACAGCGGACACGCTGGAGGAGCTGCGAGATAAGATACCCAGCAGCATGGTGAGGATGGACAGGCACCCAAAAGACGACCCGTGCATCGTGGAGGTTTGGATATGAAAAAAGATGACAAGCAGCACGACGAGGTCATGGCCTACTTCTTCGAGAGATATGAGAAAGCCAGCTTCAGAGTGGTACCGGGACATTGGCCAGATTTTCAGACGAAGGAAGAAGTCGACGAGTACATAGACGCCACAGAGAAAATCATGGAGGCGTTCAGAAAATAAAGAGGAGGCAGAGCAATGGAAAAATGGACTGTTTTCTATGACGGCAAGGGCAAGGAGCTCGCAGCCTACACGCAGGCGGAAACATTCGCAGGAGAGCAGAAGGCGACCACCGAACTGCTCGCGTTTGAGTACGGAATACAGCCAGAAGAAATCACCACCGAAGAGGTAGAACGATGAGTAAAAGAATTGTTGAAAGGTTTTTATGTTAATCGGCGGAAGCGCACACCACATACAGAAGATGGACGAGGCAAAGAAAAAGGAGGAAGGCCATGAGCATAGTGCAAAGCAAGAATAAATACACGCCGACCTGCGACGTTTGCGGAGCTGAGTTAAAAGAGGAATACGACTTCTACGATGCAGTAGAAGCCAAGAAGAAGGCTGGATGGAAAAGCAGGAAGATAGACGGAGAATGGTGCGACTTTTGCACGGATTGTCAGGATGTGGCGCAATGAAAGCGATAACAATCTGGCAGCCGTGGGCGAGCTTGCTAGCCATAGGCGCAAAGCAATACGAAACTCGTGGCTGGAAGACGGAACACAGAGGACCGATAGCTATCCACGCAGCCAAGAAGGATCCTTGCAAAGTGCCACTCTTAGGACTTGAAGAATTTGAGAAAGCCGTCAAGGATGAACTAGAAAAAGCAGGACTCGCATGGTGCTTGCTCCACACCGGAAGCGTAATCGCCACAGCGGAGCTGGTAAATTGCTGGCACATCGTGGGGCACCCCGGCACAAACGTAGACATAGCAAAGCACATCCCAGTCGGAGCAGAGCTGGACGTCTCCCGGAAACACCTGGACTTTGGACGCTATATAGTGCCAACAGAAAGAGAAATGCTACTCGGGGACTGGACCCCAGGAAGATACGCATGGGAGCTCGCGAACGTGAAGCGCCTGATCAAGCCAGTAAGAGCGAAGGGGGCGCAAGGATTATGGAACTGGGACGAGGGCGAAAAGGACCACTGTTCAAGCAATTGGAATGAGGAACGATGAACTGATACAGAGCGCATGGGAAGATGTGGATAACCTTGAGAAAACCAATCAGGGATAGCGACATGAAATACCTTGGAATCCCCTACTGGGTAGAGGTCGAAGGATACGAACAAATACAGATCGGATACAGTGGAAATTTCGCAAGCACAATCTGCGAGATTACCGGAACAATCCTGATGCTGGACTCGATGAAATATAAGGCAAGGTACTGGGAAATAGGACACGAGCCACCGACCAAGAAGGAGCTTGCAGCGTCGCCCTGGTAACCGCCGAGAAGGAGAAACAGATGACTAAAACAGACAAAACACGAGACATAGAAAAGGCGCTGCGGTATTACGCACCACGAGAGCTCGGAGGAATAACGATAAACACAATCAGGGGCAGATCAACCGCCTTCGAGGTCCCGGTTGAGTGCGGAACCATCACGGCAGGAATAGTCGACTGCGTCAGGATTAATGAATATTTCGGAGAAAAGCAAAAAATCAGAGTGTGCCGCTGTCATACATGGAAGCGCGACGGCCTCCGCAAGATGCCAATCAACTGCCCGAAAGGATTAGCCGACAGCGACAAAACACCGGAGCTTTGCGACAACAACAAATGCCCGTGGAACATATGGAGGGAGGTAGGGGTACCAAAAGTTCTAGTTCAATGCTTTGAGATCAAGATAACTAAGGCGGATTTTAAGAATAAGAACGGTCACAATTTCGTAGGAAACCTGAATTATTACGTTGTTCCAGTAGAAATTTACGAAAGTATCAAGGATCATGTTCCAGAAGGTGTCGGAGTTATTCTTTACAATGCCGGGAGCCTTCGCAGGAAGCAAGACGCTACATTCAAAAGCATGACCGAAGAACACCAGAAGTGGATGATCCTGAACGTGCTTAAGCGGCTCAGGAGAGAATAGGGAGGAACGATGAACAAAAAGAACATGCGTCGAATCAGCGTCCTTGTGACTGCACAGACCGCGTTCAACCTAAAGAAGTTGGCAGACATGGACGGGCAGAGGAACGAAGGTCGTGTCGTTGACAAGCTGGTACGCGACCGGATCATGCAAATAAACGGTAGCTTGCAGAGAGGAGAAAAACGATGATGAATCGCTCACGCATCGACTGGTGCGACTTTAGCTGGAATCCAGTGACCGGATGCCGCCACGGCTGCCCATACTGCTACGCAGCGAAGCAGACAAAGCGCTTCTCCGGGGACATCAGGCTAAACAAGGCATCAAGACAGCTCCAAAAGGACAAGAACGGCCTTTATGTCCTGGACAACCCATTCAGGAACCAGAGCGGCAAAGTGATACCAGACCCGGTGGGATTTGAACCGATGATGCACTACTACAGGTTGGAGATGCCGGCACAAAAGAAGAAGCCGGCCAACATTTTTGTCTGCAGCATGGCCGACCTTTTCGGAGCTTGGGTGCCCGACGGCTGGATAGAGGGGGTATTTAGAGCCTGCGACGCGGCGCCATGGCACACCTACCTGTTTTTAACCAAGAACCCGCGCCGGTACATGGAGCTAGCCGAGAAAGGAATAATCCGCACAGGGGATAATTTCTGGTACGGCAGCACGGCAACAACGCCGGAGTCGGAATTCTTCTGGCACGACCATTTAAACACATTTGTAAGCATAGAACCAATAAAGGCGCCATTTCCAGACGTGAACAAAGCGGAAAACGGCATGCAAAAGGCCAGGTGGATTATCATAGGGGCGGAGACCGGCAACCAAAAAGGAAAGACAGTGCCCGAGCGCAGCTGGATAGAGAGCATCGCCAAAGCCTGCAAGAAGGCCGGAATTCCATTATTCATGAAGGACAACCTGGCTGGCGCATGGGGAAAAGAACTCATCCGGAAGTATCCTGCGAACATGTCGCATGAAGAAGATAAACCAATCCCCCACTGCCTGGAATGCGAGCACCACGAGGAGACGGAGCGCCATTATAACGAACGGCACGGCAAGACCATTATGAACCACTTCTGCGCAGGGAGAAGGCGAGTAATTCCGGGAAGATACGTCAGAACCAGCCCGCTATGGTGCCCTTTTAGGGGGAAGGAGATATAATAGTGAAAAATAAAACCATGATAGGGTTCTGTGGCAACTGCCAAATTGGCGCGGATACACACGAGGAATACCCAGGTGCATGCCCGTTTTACAGAAAAGCACTGGACAAGCATTGTGCAAACCACGAACTACTACGATACAAACCTGCGGACGGACGCATGGTCTACGTTGCCAGCCCCCTACGCGGTGACATTGAAGGCAATCTCCGCAAAGCCGCGGCTTATTGCCGGGCAGCGACGGAGGCGGGAGTGGTGCCGATAGCCCCTCATCTCTACTTTTCAGCCTTCCTCGATGACCGGAAGCCAGAGGAACGGGCCGAGGGAATGGCAATGGGACTTCACGCATTAAGACGATGCGACGAACTCTGGGTGTTCGGGGAACCCAGTGAAGGGATGAGGGCGGAAATTGAGTTTGCACAGAGCTTAAATATCTCGATACTTTACATACCGGAGGAAACCGTAAGACAAATAGTAGACAGCTATCTGAGTAAAGCGAGGAGGAAAAGAGCATGAACAGCAAGGAGAGCCTGGGGATCGTAGGCGTTAACTATGCTTATTTAAGCACCAAGGCGCTGGAAATCGCCATACAAAGAGGCGTGGAAATCGGCACAAAAACAGCGCTGGATTTTATAGCCCAGGAAAAGAAGGTGCTTCGGAAGGGTAGATACGACAAGCGCCTGCGTAATACACGTCTCCTGCTAAGGAATTACCGATCGCTTAAAACACACGCTCGGGATGCTGTATTTAGTGCAACACAAGCCAAGGAAAACGCGGTGGACATTCTGGACGGGTTGAATGACTACAGCTTTGACGATGATCTCTACGTTGAGAGCATCAAAAAGAGCCGGCAGCGGACACTCATCATACTGCGGCATATCGAGGAGATGCTGAGGTACTACCGAATAAACTGCGAGCAGAGCGGTAAGGCAGAAGAGCTTCGCCGGTACCGGGTGATTATGGCTACCTACATCAATGACGAAAAAAAGAGCGCGGAGGAAATAGCGACAGATGAAAATATCGAAAGGCGGACAATTTACAAGGATATCAACATGGCGATAAAGACCCTTTCTGCCTTGATTTTCGGCATTGATAGCCTAAAGGTGTACTAAGCTTGGCAAGGACACAAAATGGGCACTTACAAGGCATAAGCAATATTGTAAAATTATAGCATGGAGGAATGTGAGATGGGCAAAAGAAAGCCAAAAAACACCTTCACAGAGATTGACTACGCCACTGAAGCCACACCGAGAGACCTCACACCAGACGGCATTCCGGTGTTTTGTGTTCATGACGAGATTGTACTAGTGGAGAAGGCAATCCCGAACCCGAAGAACCCAAATCAGCACAGTACGGAGCAGGTGCGGTTATTGGGCAACATCATCCGAGCCAACGGCTGGCGAGCAGCGGTTACCATATCAAAAAGGAGCGGCTTCATAGTCAAAGGACATGGCCGGCGCTTAGCCGCAATCAGCATCGGGAGTAATTACCTGCCAGTTGATTACCAAGAATACGCAAGCGCCGCCGAGGAGTGGGCAGATCTTATAGCGGATAACAGACTTGCGGAGCTTGCGACGATGGATACGGCGATGTTAGTTGATTTAATTAACGAAATGGACACCGGAGAGGTGCCGGTCGAGCTGACAGGTTACACCGAGGAAGACTTGGCGGCAATCATCGCGGCATTAGATGGAGCAGACGACACCGTGGATGACAAAGCAGACGCAGTACCTGCGCCACAGAACATCCCGATGAGCAAGCCGGGGGACATTTGGAGCCTCGGCAGCCACAGACTGATATGTGGCAGCGCGACAGACAGAGCGACTATTGCCAAGTTGATGAACGGCGAAAAGGCGCAGATAGTGAACACCGACCCGCCATACGGCGTGAGTTACAAGACCCAGAGCGGCAAGTTCGAGGAGATAAAGAACGATGACCTCACACATGACGACCTGATGGCAGGGCTTCTCATTCCTGCGTTCAAGAATTATGTGGAGTTCAGCGACCCGGACGCCGCCTTTTATATTTGGCACGCATCCAGCACCAGGCGGGACTTTGAGGACGCGATGACAGCTACGGGGCTGATAGAGAAGCAATACATCGTCTGGGTAAAGAACGCGCCGGTACTTGGACACGCAGACTACCATTGGGCGCACGAGCCGTGCTTCTACACAGAAAAGGCCGGACAGAGCGCGCACTTCTACGGAGACCGGTCGCAGAGAACCACATGGAAGGTAGTACTCCGGGGAGCCGACCAGATCGCAACCGTCCTCACCGGCGGCGTTGTTCTGACAGATGGGGCGGGAGGAAAAGTTTTCCTCAATGACAAGCCGCCGAAGGGCAAGAAAATGCGCTATATACGCCTGCCTGGCGGTAAGAGCGTCTGCCTCTACTCAGAGAGCAAGAGAAGCACCGTCTGGGAGGTGGCCAAAGAGACCGGCACAGAACACCCGACGCAGAAGCCTGTCGAGCTGGCAATCAGGGCGATAGACAACAGCAGCAAGCCGGGAGATCTTGTGATTGACTTCTTCGGAGGAAGTGGAAGCACTCTTATCGGTGCCGAGATGACTGGCAGGCGATGCAATATAGTTGAACTTGACCCTAGGTACTGCGACGTAATCATCAACCGATATGTCCGGTTTACGGGAAACATCGGTGTGACGTGCCAGAGGAACGGCCAAGAACTACAGTACATACAGCTTAAAGCCGAGAACGATAAACTAAACGGCATAACTCCTGAGCGGGGATACAGCATATGAGAGGAGGGCAGAAAGCATGGGGAACCGCAAAAAACATGTACAAGAGAACCCTTGGGACAGAAAGCCAAGCGAAACGCCACGACAATATCAAATGTTCTGTGCATACCTTGAAATGAACACGGCGGAAAAGCCGATCCGGACGCGAAACCTTTTAAAGCTGACTAAAGAAATAGAATTCTCGTATGACTACTTGCGAAGGTTAAGCTCCACGCATGACTGGGTGAGCAGGGCGGCGGCATATGATGCATACTTAGCTACCAAAATCAGAGAGAAAAGCGAAGAAGATATAATCGATATGCGAAAAAACCATGCTCTTCTTGCCGCCCAGATGATCAGGAAAGCCACAAAGAGGTTGCTTACCATGCCAGAGGATGATATCACTGCGTCCGACATTGTGCGCCTGGTTGATGTCGGAGTAAAGATAGAACGCTTGAGCCGTGGAGAATCCACTGAGAACAAACAGATAAGCGGGGAGGCAAAAGTAACCCATCAGGGCGAAATTAAACTGAATCAAAAAAGCCCAGGAGACCTGAATCTTTCCTGCCTGTCTGACGAGGAGATTGCAGAGCTTGAACAGCTACTGGCAAAACTACATACAGAACCAGACGTTTGATATTGAGGCTCTGCAGGATGCGCTGCAAAAAGAAAAGGCGGAGCGTAACCTTTCGGAGTTCATCAAACAAGCGTGGATGGTAATCGAACCAGGCACGATGTATGTAGAAAACTGGCACATCGCTTTAATCAGCGAGTATCTTCAAGCGGTAGAAAACGGCGAAATATCGAGACTTATAATTAACATCCCGCCTCGCCACATGAAGTCAATACAGGCAACCGTCTGCTACCCAGCATGGGCGTGGATAAAAAGGCCGGGGAAGAGGTTTGTTAAGGTGTCCTATAGCGACAACCTGAGTCGTAAACATAATATCCTTTGTAGGGATATTATTAAAAGTCAGTGGTATCAATCAAACTGGGGTGACCGGTTCACGATTAAAGATGACGTGGATCGGCAGAACGAGTTTAAAAACGACTTGCACGGCATGATGTACAGCACAAGTACAGGAGGAAGCTTGACTGGTGAGGGTGGCGATGTGATCATCGTTGACGATCCACAGAATCCACTTATGGCTAACAGCGAGACGGAGCGACAAGCGTCTATAAACTTCTTTAGGAGCACGTTGCAAACCAGGCTCAACGACCCAAAGAAGGGCGCGATTATAATCATCATGCAGAGGCTTCATGAGAACGACCTGACCGGCTATATTCTGACTGAAAAACTCGGCTATACGCACTTATGCCTACCAGCGGAGGCGGAACAGCGAACCATTATCCGCTTTCCGGTCAGCGGCAAGGAGATCATCCGGGATGAAGGCGATATCCTTAATCCTGATCGATTCGATAGATCAATTCTTAACGAATTAAAAAAAAGCATGGGCAGTGCGCAATATGCTGGGCAGTTTCAGCAGACACCGGCACCGACTGGAGGCGTTATATTCCAGAGAGAATGGCTGGGCAACTTCTATAAGCCAGCATCGGCTCCGCACCAAGCAAGCTTGATACAATCTTGGGATATGGCATTTACCAAGAGTGAAGGTAGCGCCAAAGTGGCCGGCTTTGTTATGGGGAGAAGCGGGAGCAACATCTACATTCACGACCTCGTGAACGACAAAATGACCTTTACGGAGAGCGTGGCAGCCGTCCGAACCATGTCCGGCAAATGGCCAAAAGCACGAGCGAAGGTAGTCGAAAACAAGGCGAACGGACCGGCCATTGTTGATCTGTTAAAAAAAGAAATCCCGGGGATGGTAGAGTTTAACCCGAAGGGGAGTAAGGAAGAGAGAGCAATCAGCGTCACCCCATACTTTGAAGCGGGGAACATCTGGCTCCCAGACCCGGCGACACACCCATGGGTACACGACCTGATTAACGACCTTTTAATATTCCCGAAGGGGACATACAAGGATTGTGTTGATGCCTTGGTGCAAGGAATCCTGTATTTAATGGATAAACCAGCTACTGTGGGCCCTCCAAAAGACAGCGGTCTTAGCCTTGCAAAGAGTAGTTACTGGAAGAAATAACTTAAAGCACTAGGCAAGCACCAGACATGCACAGTACAAGCACAGAAGAAGCATAGAAGAAGCCACGCTGGTACCCTATTACTGGTACCCTATTACTGGTACCCTATTACCGTCTACGCCGATATGGTGCGGAAGGGTGAGGATTAAATATAGAATGGTTGTATATCCAGGACAAGCCGGAAAACGAGGTGAGAAAATAATGGATAGATTAAACGAGCTTGGCCGCACAGGCCAAAACCGCTGGGGCGGACAGATATATGAAGAATTCCTAAAAGAGCTTCACGGCCGGCGGGGAATGGCAGTATACAAAGAGATGAGCGAAAACGATGATGTGATCGGTGCGATTCTTTATGCAACCGAAATGCTTATCCGGCAGGCGCCGTGGACAGTCCAGCCAGGCGGCGCCACCGCAAAAGATCAAGAGGCGGCAGAGTTCGTTCAAAGCTGCATGGATGATATGAGCGACACGTGGACGGATACCGTATCTGAAATTTTATCGTATTTGGTATTCGGGTGGAGTGCCCTTGAAATCGTTTACAAGCGGCGCGGAGGTAGCAGCGCGGACGAAAGACTAAACAGCAAACATGATGACGGGCTGATAGGCTGGCGCAAACTACCGATCCGGGCGCAAGAGACGCTTTGGGAGTGGATATACGATGACAATGACAATCTGATTGGCATGGCACAGATGCCCCCGCCTGGGTATGAGATTATAACAATACCAATAGACAAGCTGCTACTGTTTAGAACGAAGAGTCGGAAAGGTAGCCCTGAGGGCAGAAGTATACTGCGGTCGGCTTATCGCTCTTGGTATTTTAAGCGCCGTATCCAGGAGATTGAGGGTATAGGTGTTGAACGAGACCTCGCAGGCTTTCCGGTATTGACAGCACCGGAAGGTCTAGACCTTTGGGATGAGGATAACCCAGACATGGCTGCAGTCAGAGCAGCAGCAAACATGATTGTGCAGAGTATCCGGCGCGACAGCCTCGAGGGACTAACCATGCCCTCGGGCTGGAAACTTGAGCTGTTAAGCACCGGAGGCCGCCGGCAGTTCGACACATGCGCCATCATCGAGCGATACGATACGCGCATAGCGATGACGGTGTTGGCGGACTTTGTCCTGCTCGGCCACCAGAAGGTCGGCAGCTTTGCATTGTCAAGCGACAAAACGAAGCTGTTCAGCATGGCCATCGCCGTTTATCTTGACATTATCTGTGAAGCGTTCAACAACAAAGCGATACCAGCGCTTATCAATCTGAATGCTGAATATTTCAATGGCATTACCGGTTACCCGACGCTGGAACACGGTGACGTTGAAGGCGCCAACCTGGAGGCGTTGGCGGTATATCTCAAGGAGGTAACCGGTGCAGGCATCCTGATACCCGACGAAGGGATAGAGGACTTCGTAAGGGCGGCTGCCGGATTGCCGAAGCGAATTGACGCCGGTGAGGCACAGCCCAAACCCCCAGCGGCAAAAGACGAAGACGAGGAAGAAGTCAAAAAGGCAATGGCGCGGCTGGGGAGGTTGGACTGATGGTGGTGGCTCTGAAATACTTGAACTTTATGCATCGCCGCCGCGCCGTAAGCAAGGCGAAGGGCGGGAAGGCCCGGGCTGTATTGACAAGGCTAAACAGCTATCTTAACGCCGCAGAACCAGAGCCGGTATTCTTCCTGACGCGGCTCTGGAATAATCAACAGAAGGCCGTCACATACAAGCAGCTGCGGGAAGCGATACAAAACGGCTTCCTGGATGAAAAAACACTGCAAGCCTGGCAGCTTGATTATGCTAACTTTGTAAACGAGCACCTAAAACCCATCTGGCACCAGGCGATGGAAGCAGCAAACGCTCACCTCATGGCGCAGCACCCGGATTATTTCTTTGACCCGATGGCGGAGGGCGTTAGAAAGTGGACAGCCGGGCGCGGGGCGCACTGGGCAACAGCAATAGCGGATGAGCAGCGCGAAGCGATTGCAGCCATGCTCGACAAGACCTTCGCCGGCGACTTCACGGTTGATGAACTTTCGCGGGCAATCAGGCCAGCCATCGGGCTAAATCATATCCAGGCCAAGGCGAATGTCAACTACTACAAACACGTGAAAGCAAGCCTGCTTAAAAACAACCCCGGCATGAGGGAGGCGACAGCCGAGAAGAAAGCACGAGATGCGGCACTGCGCTATGCGGCCAGGCAGCACCGGCAGAGGGCATACATGATTGCGACAACAGAGATGTCGTTTGCCTATAACAAAGGTGCTCACGAAGGGATAAAGCAGTCGCAGGAGCAGAATCTGATGGGTAAGATGGTCAAGGTCTGGAGCACGGCAGATGATGAGCGGGTATGCCAGACATGTGGGCCGCTTGACGGCGTACAACTCGAAATGGATGCGGACTTTGACTTTCCGGGCAAAACACTCTACGAAGGACATAAGCAGACCCCGCCGGCACATCCGCGCTGCCGTTGCGCCGTGGCGTATGAAGAAATTGAACCGCCGCAATATCTCGCAACATCAGAGCCGGAAACGCTCGATGAGTGGAGCCCAGGGCAGCCGCAGTTACCGGAACCGCCGCTCCCGGCAATACCGAATACGGTTGCGATGCCGCAAAACCTGAAATACAAGGGCCGGACAAACCTTGGCGGGACCGGTGAGATGCATTTGTATGAAGACGCTGCCGGCATAGAATGGCTTTTCAAGCCCGCACAGACCAAGGCCGGTGTCCCGGAGGCGTTCAGAGCTTACGTGCAGGAAGCCGGATACAAAATTCAGGGCATAGTCAATCCTGAAACAGCGATGCCGATGGCAGTAGGGACGGTGGGCGGAAAATTCGGGACGTTGCAGAAGCGCATACCGCTTGGCAAAGACCAGATTAACTTCAAGTCGTGGCAATATGCGCAAGACCCGCTACCTCCGGGGATGGCGGCGCAGTTCCAGCGGGAGCACGTGACAGATTGGCTGATCGGCAACTTCGATGCGCATGGCGGCCAATTTCTTATCGACGATGCAGGCCGGCTGTTAGGCTTGGACAAAGACCAGGCCTTCCGCTATATCACCCAGGCAGGCTCTAAAAAAATGAGCTATGCATATCACCCGAATGCCGTATACGGCGAGACGGAGCCGATCTACAACACGATATTTAAACGTTTTGCCAAGGGTGACATTGACCTCAACCTACAGGATACATTGACATATATTAAGCGCGTAGAATCCATACCGGATGTGTCGTATCGCGAGATATTCAGAGGCTACGCCGAAGGGATACACGGCAAAGGACAAGCTGCAGAGGCGCTCCTTGACCAGATCGTAGACAGAAAAATGGGCCTGCGTGAAGCATACCGCGAATTCTTTTGCGACCTTTTGACAGTAAAAACCGGCAAGAAACAGGTGTTCGCTTGGGCGGATGAAACAGCGGCACATATGAAGCAGCCGCTGGCGGGCGTGTTGCACACTCCCGAGATGCTCAGCAAGATGAGCATTGCCGAGCTCAAGCAGCTGGCGAAGCAGAAGCAGATACCGTATTATCTGAACATGAACAAAGGCCAGCTCATCACCAGCATATCTGATCCGGTAAAAGCGCCGGGGATAAGCGCCCAGGTGCGTGACCGCCTGGCGGCGGCCAGAGCAGCAAGGAAAGCTGCGCCGGCAAACTCGGCAAAAGAAAAAGCGACAGCGAACGCAACGGACATATTCTCGGATCTGGCTGTGGTGCCGGAGGGCCGCATCGGAATATCTGTGCGGAGCGATGGGCCGCTCCTTGAAGGTATGAATCTAACCGCCAGGCGCATGAACATCGACGGTACAGACTACTATGAAATTACCGGCAAACTGACATATGAGACTTGGTCTGCGACCTGGAACCGGTTGAAACCGACGGGGACTATCGAAGAAATATTTTTTGAAGCGGCGGACGACACGCGGAAGCTATTTTCTGCTGGAAACAAGACAAACGCATCTGTCCCGCTTCGTAGCATTGTGTTGCGAGATTCAACAAGCTCATTTGAGATGTACATCGATGGGCAGACAAAGCAATATAGTGGCTGGCGCGGATTCTTCAGGGTGCGCGTTCAAAGTTCTGGCGTTAGCACACAGGTAGACGCCAGAAACATGGCACAGACACTGGAGCGGGTCGGGCTGGGCGAGCTCACCAAGACCCCGACGGCAGCGGAAGAACTGTTGTTCAAAAAAATAAGGCTTGGCTGGCAACATGCCCCCGCTCGCATGGTGGAGCTGCAGAAGTTGACTGCAACGCAACAAATGGATAAAATAGATGTAATACTAAGAGAAGAAGGCATCAATGCCGCACAGGTCAACAACATGAAGCTGAAACAAGTATTCAACGGGTATTCGACATACGTCAACGAATCAGAAGAACTTATCAGGGCCTACGAGGATGCCGGCTTGCGGTATGTTTGGACCGGGGTTCAATCTGCTGCAGATGTTGTCAGGATTACCCAAGGTGGTCTGATGGCGAGCAATAACCGCTTCATGGCCGGAATGAGGATGACTGGAGCATCGGTGGAAGATGACATGATACGAGGCGGAAGCGAAGGCGTGTTCACCCGGGTCGGAACGGCAGGAACCAAAACAAAGTTCAAAGACTGTTTTCGCGGCGGGAATTACCGC